TTCCGATGCCCGGTCGTTCTCGACATCCGCCGCGGTCTTGCCGGCCTGCACCTGGGCGAGGATCAGCGACGGATCGGGCGGTGTCGGTGGTGGCGGCGGCGCCTGGAACCCAGGCGGCAGGGCTTTGAAGTAGCTGCTGACATCGGCAATGTTGGCGGTTTCCAACATGCGCGATAGCGTATTCCGATACTCCGGCACGCCGACCAAGGGATTGGTTAACCCTTGCGTCTGCATGATCATCTCTTGCTTGCCGGCGATCTGGGCGAGCATCGCCAGGCGTTCCATCGGCATGCCCTTGCCGCCGACGTTCACGCTGGTTTGCCACATCACGCCGAGCGCCCGCGGATCGATCGGCACCCATTGCCCGCGGATACGGTAGACGTTGGGCCTGTCCTGATGCCGCGCCATCATCCTCAACAAGCCCGAATAGAGCGGCGCCAATCCGGTTTCCGCCAACGTCCGCGCCATCATATCGAGCCGGTCCTGAGCTGCGCTGGTCTGCGCCGACACAGCCACGGGTGCCGTGCTCTGCAGCTCATCCACGGTCAGGCCTTGGCTCGCCCGGGTAATCCCTGTCCGTGACTCCCGGATGGCCTCCAGGGCCTGCATCATGTTGAGCGCCGCCTCGCCGGTATAGGGCTTCACCAGCTCGGTGACGGCGCCCGCCTGGGTGGTGCGGATGATGGACCCGATTGCCGTTTGTCTGGCGTCCGCGAGATTGACTTGCCCCAATGTGACGACCGTCCTTGGGAACATGCTCTGCGCCAGGCTGTCGAGCGTCGCGCGCATCACCCGCGACTCAACCCGCTGCAGGTCCATCACCATGTCGGCCTGGCTGTACCCGATCAGCCGCCCGGGCTCCCTGTATGGGGTAAAACATGCCAGCGGTATCTCATCCACTCGCTCCCACTGGATCATCTTGGTGGCATTGCCGAGCATGTGGACGTGGATGAGTTCCGCCTTGTGGTCGTTATCCGTATCGCACCTGATCCAGCCCTCGGCGTAGCGACAGATGCCCATACTACGGTCACCTGGGGGCGACGGCTTGATGTTGTGCCCCTGGGCGGGGTTGCGGGCGATCATCTCGCGGCGCTGCTGTGGCCGCATCATGGTGTCGCAGTAGGCGAGGATCTTGTCCTCTGGCAGCCCCATCTCGATCAGGTCGCTGGCCGGTACATCGCGCACATGAAAGATACCACGGGCGCCATCGACGGTATCGGCGTCGGCCACCACCCAGACGCACTCGGCGGGCACGGCCTCGACCACCGGCCAGTTCTGCTGCGCGGTGCGGGTGATGGTGGCACTCCACATTTCCGCAGCACCACCCGACTGCAGATACATCGCCCCATCGGGGGTCTTCTGCAGGGTGGAGATTTCCTCGTCCGTCATCGGGCGTCGGACGATGCGCTGCGCCTCGATGCCGGGCTGGGCGAGCAGCATCTGCAACTGCGGCTGCAGCAGGCCCTCGCAGACATCCGTCCGCACCTGCTCCCGCTTGCCCCAGTACCAGCGCGCCCACCCGGCCTTTCTGGTCAGGGCATCCAGCAAGACATCGTGCAGCACCTGCCAGCCGTGGTTGGCGGTCATCAGCGCCCAGCGCGCATAATCGGTCGCCTGGCGCGCCAGTGTTGTCGCCAATTGATCGTTGCCCGTGATCTCAGACGAAATCGGCTCAAACGAGACCGGGTCTTCGACGCCCGTGAACACGCGCAGGAGCGACGGCAGCGTACTTCTGATCGTATCGCGCACCACCGTGAGCACGATCTGCGAGCGCCCCGGCGTTTCATCACCGAGCGGGCGCCCATCGTAGTATTGCGATGCCGTGATCCGCTCACGCGACAGATACGCATCATAGTTCTGTGCGATTCGGAAATAGTACTGGGCGACGGCTTCTATCTCGCGATCGTCCTTCCCCAGCCGTTCGAAAACGATCTCCTGCTGCCACGGCACCGCGGCCGGCTTGACTGTCGGGCGCAATCCGGCTGCGTAGCGCCGCAGGTTTGGCGGTAGCCCCTGGTCCGGATCGTCCGGAATGTCTGCGCGCGGCTGCGGCACCAGGTAGGCCAGCATCTGCTCGGAGCCGAGCTGCAGGCCTTGCGGCTGCATGCCCGATGGCACCAGGCCCTGCAGCGGCGGCAGAGGCGGGATGGGCCCGGCGCCCATCCCCATAGGAGCGCCCATGGGGGACAGCAGGCCGCCGGGTCGTGTGATCAGTCCGCTCATGACCTGGCCTTTTTTAGCTTCTCGACAGCCTGCTCGATAGCGGCCATGCGTTGCCGCAGATCAAATGCGCCGGTCTTCGCCTCCAGGAAGATCTTTCCCACTTCCTCAACGATGCCATCAGCCACTGCCTGGGCGGCCTCGTTGACGATGCGCCGCACCCAATCCTGCATGATCTCCAGGTGGCGGGGGTCATCATCGGGTGGTGGCCATCGCGGAAGACTGCTCACTACATGGTCCCCTCTGCGCCGCCGCCGCCTTCGCTGCCGTCGTGTTCCAGCAGTCCCGGCGGCACGGGCCCATTCGCCGCCTGCTTGGCTTGTGCCGCCTGGATCATCGCCAGGATGTCGGCCAGGCCAGGAAGCTGCGGTGTGGCCGCTTGAGGGGGTGGTGCCTGCCGCCCCCACATATCGTAACCGCTCGCCCCTGGTGTGGCCGCCGGCACCTGAGTGCCCACGAAGTCGGCACCCGGGCCCGCTGCGGCCTGGGGCGGCATTGGTGCTGCCAACCCTGGCCCCACGTTCAGCGACGGCACGGTGGGTGCGGCCTGCGGCTGCGGCTGTCCCGTGACGACGTGCCCCCACTTGTCATACGCGGTCGGTGCGGCCTCCTGGGCCGCCTGGGGCGCCGGGATCGGGCCATAGCCCTGTGGTGCCCACCCCATCCCGACGATGGCGTTGTAGAGGTCGCCCTGCGTCGCAGTCGGGCCGCCTGTCGGCACCCCCAGCAACCCCGCCGGCACCATGGTCCCGCTCATTCCCAGCCTCCGGCAAGTTGCTCAATACGACCGAGCGTCACCTTGCCGATGCCATCAACGGCGAGCCACCAATCCTTGCCCTTGGCGCGGATCGCCTCCGGCGACAAGCAGTCGAGACGGCCCTCGTAGAACTCACAAAGCACCCAGGCTTTGCCTTGGTTCGGCTCCTCGCTCCAGCCATAAAGTTTCATTTGACGATCAGCCTCATCCATCTTCCGCGCATGACTGTGCATGCGATCGCAGCACGCTTGGCAAAGGAATGTGTGCAGACGCCAATGGCTGCTGCTGATAGTTTCATCCATCACCGGCGAACCACCGCAGTGCTCGCAAGGAATGTGCAGACAGCCGTCTTTGACTTCCAGGGTGCCGCTCATACCTCCACCTCCTGGCCAAGATCCATCCGCATTCCCACCTTGTCGTAGATCCCGCCGCTCATCCCCGAGCCCACCCCCAGCCCCTGCTGGCAGAAGGTGAGGTTCAACGCGTCGGCATAGTCGCAACTCGGCAGGCCGCGTGCCCGCATGGAATTCTTGTCCTCGACCTTCAACCGGCCGTCGCTCAGGAACGCATAGCGCGGAGCGACCAAATCGTCCCGCAGCCGCTCGTGACGCGGCAGCCGAACCGCACGCGACGACAGCCACTCCTTGCACCGCACCCACAGCTCATCGCGCAGCCGCGCATAGCGCCCGGTGGTCGATGGGCTCTCCGACACGTTGACGCCGAGAATGGGCAACCCCTGCTCGTTCAGTCGGTCAACAACCCCCGCCCCAATTCCGATCACGTCGATGCAGATCAACGCCGGCTTGGTGATCTGCGCGTCCCATTCCGCCTTGATCGCGCCGGCCAGCATCATGGTGTCGAGCTGGTGGAAGCTGCGCGGCATCTCAGGCACCACGTTGCCCCGCCGCTTGATCAGGACGCTGGCATCAGTCCCGAACCTGGCGACATCCACACCCCAGATCTCGGCTGAGCCGTCCATCGGGGTGTCACGCACCATCGCGCCGTCCACCAACTCGGCCGGGATCAGCGTATCAGCATCAGCCAGCGGGAATTCCCCGAGAACTCTGACCCTGTACGCATTGCTGTCGGCGCCATACCGGCCAGCGATCTCGTCGGCAAAGTCCTGCGTCACCCGCGGGCTGTCCTGGTAGCCCACCTTCATGCAGAACCAGCGGTCTCTTTCCAGCATGAACGCCTTCCAGAAAAATCCGGATGACCGCGTCGGATTGCCAATGAGCAGCGTGATCGCCCCCGCACTGCTCATGCTCCCGCTCGCCGCCTCGAACACCTGTTCCGGCACGCCGGACGCCTCGTCCACCACCAGCAGGATGTTGTCCGAGTGCAGGCCGGCAAGGGCTTCAGGGGTCTCGGGCCTGCTGGTCCTCGCCGTAATAAAACACTCCGGGTTGCTCTTCAGCGTGATGTGGTCGGAGGTCACGTGCCACAGCTCGCGCCACGCCCCCGGCAAACGATCGAGCCATTTGATCACCTCGGGGTACAGCGCATCGAACAACTGCGGGCTGCTCGGCGCCGTCATCGCCAGCTTGAACGGGGCGCGGGTGTTGGAGAACCACACGGCCACCCACGCCGCCAGCGCGGTCTTGCCGGGCCCGTGGCAGCTGCGCACCGCGATCCGCGTGTGCCCCCGCGCCAACGCCCGCAGCACCTTCATCTGCCAGTCGTCAGGTTCGGCCAACAACACTTCCCGAACAAATGCGATCGGCGCCCGGGCATACCGCGCCAGGCTCACCTCATACGGATTGGGCGCGCGGGCAATCGCCTCCGCCCAACTTGGTGGCATAGTCTCTGCATAGTTAGGGGCGGCGGTGTCGCTCATGGCAATTCCGGCAGCCATGGTTTGGTGCGGACCAGAAAATCAAGAAAGTCCCGCAATGTCGCTGCGCCCAGCGGCGTCAGGTCAAAAGCGGTCTCCCAACTCTCGGCTTTGGTCGGGCCGCCAGAAGGTTGGATGCATACCGTGATCGGCCAAACCTGCGCCTCACGGTCAGCGGCGATGTCCAGCACATAGACATTGAGATCAAGCGGGCCGCCGCCTTCCACAGAGCGCACCAACAGGTGCAGATCGAGCGACATCTGCCTGGCCGATAACGGAAGCTTCTCCAGTTCGTCGCTATCGTTCATTACCCCTCCTGCAGTTCAGACGGCAGTGGCGGCAGCGTGTGGGCGCCAGGCGGGAGTGGACGCGTGCGCGGCTCTCTCGACGGCGGTGGCTCTGGCTCTGCTGGCACGCGACCACGCGGCCCCAGGTGCAATGTGCGGGTTTCGCTGGTCACGCTGTATTTGCTGCGCCCGAGATGCTTGGCGATCTGCGCCGGCCCCATGCCGTTGCTCCACATCTGGCGCAGCAACGTACGCTCCTCGTGGCTCCAGGGGAGACTGGGCGTGGCTGGCATGGCGGCGGTCCCCTACGCTGTGATCTCCGGCGACGGCTGGACCCCGCGCCACGACCCGCCCCTGACGAGGGGCTGCAACCGGGCAAAGCCTAGGGGGGACCGGATGGCAGTAGACGGGGGCTGCCACCCCTCGATATGCTGGGTTCCGCGATAAGTCCGAGAACCTCAAGCGCCCCGTATCTCCCTGTGAGTGCGGGGCTACTTTTTGGCCTATGGCTCTAGAATGAAGCAGGCCACATGCCGCCCCGTTCCATTGCCTACCGACCCATCCTCGGTGGCCAGCCAGCGAACATCCCGCAGGTTGCGCACCGTGGCGCCGGCCTCGAGCAGCATCAGCACCCACTTGTCCACCGGATAGACCAGTACGACCCGCCTGCCCTTCCGCCACTCGGCCAGCGCCTTGCGCACCCAGGCGGTTGGTCCCTTCTTCTTGCCCTCGTGGATGATGGATCCAAACGGCGGGTTGACGTAGTTTGACGCGCCCCATTCACAGGTCAGACCATCGAAGCCGGCCGGCAGCGGCCAAGGGCACGGATCGAAGGTGAACCGGAACTCGGCGTGCAGGCTCGCGTAAACGTCGGGTGGCGTCACCCAGTAGTGCTTACCATCCTCGCCATTGCCCTGGTGGAACTTGTTGTCTGCCGGCACAGTTCGGCTCTGATGGGGTGGCGCTATCGAGGCGAAAAGATCAGCTTCCATAGCCTCAATTGTGGCAACTGGCACTTCTATGGGGAGCGCTGCGGGCCAGCACGCAGGACGGCATTCTCGACCATCAGTTCGTTCAGCACGACCTCCAGATTGGTCAGCGCCTCAAGTTGCGCCTCGTCGCCATGCTCAAGGCACCACGTCATCATGCCTCCCAGAGACCACAAGGCGTGCTCGCGGCGGTAACGCCGTAGTAGCTCACCATGGGTTTCTGTGTGTTCTGGCTGGCTCAATTGTGGCAACTGGCACCTGACTGGGGATAGCTATCGGAAAGGGGCGTAGGAACCTGCCGTCGCGGCGTGGTAGGTAGTCCCATTGGCCGCCAGACCGCCGGTTTCGCCACCACGCCGCCTATCCAATCCGCTCCACGTTTTTTGCTGGCGCTCACCGCTAGAGCTTCTGACCTGGCCCCTGGCTACGACCTGCTCTCACGGATTGGCGGCGCTTTATTACCGGATGCGTGGGGCAGGTTGAAGAGTAGGAGGCGGTCACTGCGGCCGCAGTAGGCATTTTTCCACGATCTTGCTGAGCAACTCGGTGCGCGCCTCGGTGTTGCTCTCATAGAGCCAGACCAACACCCCCAAGAAAAGCACGTTGAGCACGATCATCAGCAGGAAAGCTGGCGGCAGCACCCGGATCAGACGCTCCGAGATCGACGCCAGCAGCCCGTTGGCGCGCTCCTGCTCAGTCACGCACGCCGCTGACGCACCAACCCCAACCCGAGCAACCCGACGCCCAGCAGCGCCAGGCTCGCTGGCTCCGGGACTGCATTCGCGCTGAATGTGCCGCTGACATTGGAGGTGAACGATCCAATGCTCGTGCCGACAATCGCAAACCCAGGCGCGATGTTGGTGAACGCCAACCCCACCGCCAACGGCGAAGACAGCGACGTGATGACATCGCTGGTGAACGCTGCCAGATCAGGCGGCGCTCCGACCGCTAGCGCCCCACCAGTCCCCGTCCCGAACACCAGATCAGTGAACGATCCACTGAGGAAGTTCGTCCCCGTCATCCCCGCGCCACTGAAGATCGAGAACGATCCGGCATAGTGCTGGGCAGCACCGCTACCCAGTGGCTGGGCGGCGTCAGTAGACGTAGCGTTGAGGTCAAAGAATGCAGCGCCACCGGCGCCGTTCTGTATCTGTGTGATGGTGATTGCCGCATCCGTAGCACTCAGTGTCGTCTGGTCCTGCGCTGCGTTCTCCGTCGCTGTAATCGGCGTGCCACTGGACTGGCCGAACACCAGGATCGTGTCGGCATAGGCCGGTGCGTGGAAGAAGCAGGCCCCAGCCACAATCGTGGTAATGCGCAGTGCGTGTTTCATGACGTGAAGCCCCTGTGTGTGCTTGTTGTGCCGTCTCTCCGGCTGTCACCCCCGCGCGTCTACTGGAATTGGGGTCCATCCTGATTAACCGACGCGTGGCCGGGGCGGCTCCTGGCGGATTGCGTCCCCGTTCGATCTCGTCCCCGCCATCGAAGATCGCGTTACTTCGGCTGTGCGTGCGGCGGCAGCGGCATACCAGGGCGCAGCGACGGATCGACGCTCACATACTTCCACCCCAGCGATGGGCTGTAGCAAAGCATCCAGAACGTCTGTGATGGCAGCGCGTTATCGATGGTCCCACCCTGGCCCCCTGGGAGAGTATTATCCGGTCGCGCTGGCGTGCCAGGCATCGGCCCACCCCCAGGATGCGGCACGCCTGGCAGCACGTTACCGGCATGCGGCGGCAGGCCAGGCGACGGCCATATCGTCCCCGGGGCGATCGGCAACGCGTTGTCGGGATGGACCGGAACAATCGGGTTGCCCCCAGTCGGCGGCGGCCACGTACCAGGCGGCGCCGGCGGCAGCACGATCGGGTTGGACGGCCGATCACTGCTGATCCCATACCCAGGATCCACATCGCCCTCGACGCCAGGCAGCTCATTGCCGGGATATCCGCCGCTCATCCCCTCGACGTTCAAATAGCCGCCCATGACGTGAACTCTGGCCATCATAATTCTCCATGCGTCGTTGCGTCGTTACGTCTTTGCGCCGTTACAGCCGATACAGCGTGCCCCAGCGTGTCAGCGAAGCCTTCCGGGCAATCTCCTGCCGCTGGTGCTTCGACAGCGCCTTCGCCCGCGCTATCCCACCCAGCCGACCCACCACCTTGGCTCTCGCCGATGTCAGCCTGTAGCGGGGACCGCGTGTCGCCATTGGACCTCAGTATGTCGTTGCGGGTTGGACTCGACCGTGCTGTGATGGCGGACCGCGTCCGTGCAAGGAGCGCGGGAGAGTGGTGGGCGGTAACCGCCAGAAGCCGCCCCTACTCGCTATCCGGCCGTGTCGTCACGCGACAGTCAGGTGACAGCGGTGATCAGCAGCACGACCAGCGCCAGAAGCAGCCATGCCAGGGCCAGCGCACCGTGGCTCACTCCGCAGCCTCCGCGAACAGGTCGGCCATGCGCTCGTCCTCAGGATCACCGGCGGGCGCATCCACGAACAGCGGCGCATCGTCCCGGCAGCGCTCCATCGCCATCTCGGTGTAGGCGGTGTTCAGCTCGATCCCGATCGCATCGCGTTGCAGCCGGTCGGCGCACAATAAAGTCGTTCCGGCCCCGGCAAAACAATCCAAAACTACACAGGGCACGACATCGCCATTGTGGTCGCAGCCTGCGCGCCAGCCGGTGGTAGCTGTCTCGGAGTTCCAGGTTTTTGCGTAGCTACCACTGCGAACGCCAGCAGCTTTGTTCGGCGCATAATCTGTGATGACGACCTCGACCGTGCCGTAAATCTGCTCATCGAAACGGTTGTCCAACCCCAACACTTCCTTCAGCTTTGCCCACTGTTCCGGCATTGGCGTGTTAAGACCAAGCTCCCAATTTCTCACACAGCCGGTTAAGCCACCCGTGGCGCTTGGAAAGTGAACCGCAAGATTATTAGTCGAAATGCCGAGGGCTTCCCGTGATTGCCGCAGATATGCCCCCAGAGCCTCGCAATCGACTGGCGCCCGCTTCGTAGACAAGCGCGTCGGCACGTTCTCCATGTTGCGCTCCGTCACCCGCACCCACGGCTTGCCGCACTGGCTGCAACAGCCGCGCTCCGACGTGCCAGCCTTGATGCACCGCTCAGCCAACGCAGGCGGGAATGTCGCAAAGTGCGCCTCGCTGTACGGCGCCGTGGCGATCGTCCAGACATTGCGGCAATTCCTGCCTGCTGGGTTCAGTTCCACAGACGCAGCACTGCCGCCTTGGCTGATCTTGGCGCCACGCTCGCCCGTTATGGTGTTACTGCCAGCGTAGCCGTTGACCGGCGTCCTGACCCTCTCCAGGCTCGCCGCAAGGTGCGCCTCCCGCACCGCATCCGCATCGTAATAATACCGCGCGCTCTTGGTCAGCAGAAACACATGCTCATGCGCCGATGTCGGCCGGTCCCTGCAACTCTCCGGCATCGGGTTCGGCTTGTGCCAAATGATGTCGCTCCTCACCCACCACCCATCCGCCTGCAACGCCAACGCCAGCCGCGCCGGCATCATCAGCAGGTCTTTGGGCTTGGCGTGCTTCGTCGTGTTCAGCGCCGTATTCGACCGATAGTTGTTGAACACACCAGCCTCTGGCCGGTTCGTGCCGAAGTTGCCTGCCGGGCTTCCCGCGTAACTATCCCCCATATTCACCCAGCACGTCCCATCGGGGCGCAGCACACGCCGCACCTCACGGAACACCCCAACCATCGTCGCCAGATACTCGTCAGGCGTCGCCTCCAACCCGATTTGCCGGTCAACGCGCGTGGCGCCGCACTGGCATTCTCGATGCGGATGGCCCTGCTGATAGCTACGCCCGACACGCTGTGACGTAGCGCTAGCATCCGGGCGAAATGCATGATCGCACCCAGCATCCCCGCCATCCCACTGCGCGGTGCCGTAGTCACGGAGCCCATAGTACGGGGGCGACGTTACAACTGTATGCACGCTGTCGGCCGGCAGCGTGGCCAACACATCCCGACAATCACCCGCCAGCAGCCGGATCACCAGAACCGGCCGCCACCAAATAGCAGCAGCAGCACGATGATCAGCAGCACAAGCCCTATTCCTCCAAAGCCGCCGTATCCATACGCCCCCGACCGATAGCCGTAGTACCCCCCGAACCCGCCAAACAGCACGATCAGGATGACAACCAACAGCAGCAGGTTCATCTCACTCCAGGCCCCTGGATCATGAACCCAAATACCGCCCACCCAAGCAGAAACAACAGAACAAACAGCCACACGCCGCTAAACCGAACATACCCAGGATTGTTGGCATACGGACCCCAATACCCGCCAATGTGAAACACTATCGCCAACAACATAATCAACCAGAATATGAAGCCAATCGTCATCATGTCACCTGTATATCACGGTGTATATACGGCTGCATTTGCGCCAAAAATTTCGGTGTGAGGGTGGGCGTGGGTGTCAGTCGATGCCGCGGGAAGGGGGGCCACGGCACGGGGGTCGATCCTGGTGGTGGTGCGGATATGTGCCAGTGCTGCGATGCGCCTATGTCGCTGGCGCTGCTGCGTGCATGCGCCTGGTCTGCGCCGATGTGGGTCGTATCGGCTCGCTACTCCGTGGAGCGCTGCCTGGCGTTGCGCTGCGCTGCAACATAGCCACTTCGGATGGTGCGTATCGCCAGGTCGCTGATGGGTCTCTGATACCTGGCTGATACCTTAGAACTGTGAATATACGCTCGTAGCTTCTGAGAGCCGCAGGAATGCGTGGGTTATTGTGATGTGAGCAAGGGATCATCAATCCCCTGGTCATCACTATGAATAGGCATGCGTATATACGCTATTCCTCAGGCAACGGTGCGTCGAGCAATGATGCTGGCGGTGCATCTTGTGCCTGCGGCTCAATGGTTATTGTGCGCTTGGGCTGTTGCAGCATCTGCTTTGACACTTCCATCGCTGCCTCAAGATGCAGATGCAGATGGTTGCTGCTTTCGCTGACGATGTGCGCGGGCATCACCTTGGCGAGCAGCGTGAGAAAAGCGCCTGGATGATCAATGGCTTGCTGCGCGAGATAGCGCACGCCACCGACGCGATGCAGGGCCTGATGCATCATGCTGCGCACGTCACCGTTGACGCCATTTGGCGTGCCCTTCGGACGACCGTTACTCCGAGGGGGCTGCCTTTTTCTGTCAATCGAGCTAAGAGACAACAACTACTTAAGCTCCGTCCTTTAGGTTGGCTAGTAGTCCTGACGCTCGACAAGTGCGTCGAATGGGTAGACAACTTCGCGTAGTTGTCCAAGGAAGAGGATGCCGACGACGGCGTTTTCCTCCTGCAGTGCGAGCACCACCCCTGGCAGCCCTGCGAACGGCCCCACGCGAGGCGCCACAGCGTCGCCCAGGTGCCACTGGCTGGTTTCTGGCTGTTGGGCAACGGCCAACGCCTGAGCGGCCTGCACGGCCTCCACAGCGCCCGCGTTGACCCACTGGATCTGATTACCGTGTTTCAGCACTGATCGGACGCCTGGTGTTTCGTAGATGGGCCGCCAGCTATCGCGGCTGTTGTGGTGGACGAAGAGATATCCTGGCCAGAGCGGGGCGAGGACGATGTGGAGCAGCGTTGGGGTGGCGCGATCGGGTCGGCGTGCGGGGTAGCGTGGGAGGAAGCAGCGATAGCCGCGGCGTTGCAGGTTGGTGTCGGCCCAGGCTTCGGCTTGTGGGTGTGTGGTTGCGACGACCCAACCGGCGCGGGGGGAATTGCAGCCGCACCCGAGGTCACCGACTGCGGGTTCGGGTGTAGCTACGCACTGTGGGGTGTTGGCGTCAAGCGGCATCAGACGCTGAGCCTCCTCCACAACCTATGGTTAGGGTGCCGGACAATAATTCAAACCGGACATAAATACTTCTGTCCGGCATTTCTGTCCGGCCTGTTTCCGGCTGCTCACAAGGCGCCAAAACCCCAGGCAGTCTGCGGCTTTGCTGCAAATCATCTCGGGCATCCGGAGCCGGATGGAATTCCCCCTTAAAAGGGGAATTACCATCCGTCCAGGCCGGACAATGCCGGGAATTATGTCCGGCCTATTTTTGTCCGGCATTCTGTCCGGCATTTCTGTCCGGCTCATGACACTACCTCTGGTTGCACTATCCAAACCCATTTGTCCCTGATTGCGACGGTTTCGAGGGTGAGCAGGCGGTCGGCGGCGCGGCGGAATGACTTGAGCTTGGTGTCGGTTTTGTCGTCCTCGACGCAGGCGCGGGAGTAGAATTCGGTGCGCCAGCGCTCTTCCCGCACGGCTGGGAGATTGGCTGGAGCGATACCATGCTGGCCTTCCATGACAATCAGGTCAGCGAGGATTTTACGGGCGATGAAGGCCTTTTCGTCATTGGCTGGCCGGCCGCGACCATTGGCATGACTATGAGGCTTGGGCGCCTTGTCGGATGGTACGGCGAGCTTGATGAGCACGGGGTCGCCGTTTGTGAACGTCCATGACGGATGCGGGCATGGCTTCAGCTCGAAATGGATGGGCGCGAACGACATACCCCGTAGCTTGCCCTGCCAGTGGAGTGTCGTCACGTTTTGTTCGTCATCGGCCCAGAGCGTCAGATTGCCATCGACCTCGTTGAGGAACGAGCCGCCACCGCGGGGCAGTAGGTTGGTTTCGTCGGCGTGTTTGGTGGGGTGGGTGGCGATGATGACGGCGGGTCGGCCTGACATGGTGGGAAAGTGCTGCCTGAGCATGCGTGCCCATGTGATGGCGTTGGCGTTGCTGTCCTCGTCGTCATCAAAGCGATAGGCGGCCGAGGTATCGATCACCACCAGGGCCGTCTCGCCGCCGGCTGCTGCCATTTGGATGGCTTGCTTGGGCATGCTGGCGAGGTCAAAGGCGCCGGCCATCACGACCATATCCAGATTGCGAGGATCGATATCCCAGTGCTGGCAGGCGGTGTGGATTTTCTGTGCGAAGTCGGAGGGGTTTTCGCCGGCGAACCAGACCACGCGTCCGCCCACGGTATGCTTTCCTGCGACGGGTCGGCCGCTGGCGATGCAGAGCGCGATATACAGCAGCACCGCGGTTTTGCCATGCGATGTCAGCGCTGTGAGCGTGTAGAGGCTGGCGCGCTGGATGAGTGGCTCGACGAGGTATTCCGGGGGCCTTTGCGAGGCGATGAAGGCGGTGACGGATTGCGCCCATGGGATGCCTGATGTGCTGGCTCCCAGCTTGTCCTCGGCTGCCTCCACATGATCATGGCGCGCCTTGTTCCATTCAGCTTCGACATCGTTGCGCAGATTGATGTGGCGCGCGAGCTTGCCGCCGCAGATGGCGATCGTCATTGAGATTTGCTCAGGGTAGATCGCCCGACCAATACCGGCCCGGTAGAACGCCCCAACGATCTCCCTCAGTGTCGGGATAGGATCGACGGCCGCGCCGTTGATGAAGTCGACGATATGAGGATGTTCCTTGCAGATCGTGTCCCACACCGCGCCGAACTCGGTGGCCTCACGCGGATCTTGAGGGGGCACCTCGGTGTCCGGTTCGGTCTGCCCTGGCTGGCGGAAATGCTGTGACATGACGTAGCTGCGAACGTTTTTCCCCAGGTTGTTCCACTCGTCGTCGTGGCCGTTACCGTTCTTCATGGCACTGCACCTCCGTTTCGAGTTGGTGCAGCTGGCGCATGGCTGAGACGGTGGCATCCGCCTCGGCGGCCAGGTCGGAAGGTGACAGGGTGCGTTGCAGACGCCGCCATGAGCGCAACATGCGCTGGCGATCGCGGATGAAAGACCTGAGACAAGGCACAGCTCCATTGACGGGGCGGTCGGAGCCGTGCGAAATGAGGGTGTCAGAGTTCATTTGCACAACACCAAGCCGCCGCTTGGTTCAGCTACAGCCGCCAGTGATGTTGAACGCATCGCTGGCGGTTTTGCATTGTGGCGGACGAAACGAGTCTGAGCAACAACGCTCATCACATCCCCCGCTCAGCAAATGCCACCACCGTCAGCCACGTCGCCGCGGCGCTCAGCGCCCAGGCGCAGGCCGTCAGGGCAAGGGCGCGGAGCAGGCTCATGCGGCCCCGACCGTGTATGGCCTCAAGGGCACGCCACAGGCCGTCAGGAACGCCAGGACGGCCGGCAGGCTGTCGCACACGGCGATCGTCAGCCCTGCGGCCTCAAGCACCGGGAAGGTCTCCCGCTGGCCTGCAAGCTCACGCAACCCACCGCGGCGTGTGCGAACGATCCTCGTCCGCGACAACTGGCCGCCAGGTCTTTTCAACTCAACCCCATAGAGGCGCTGATGGAGAACGAAGATGTCGGGGAGACCCCGCTTCAGGCCGATCTCCGTGAGGCGTGCGGCCTGCGCCTTGGTCAGCTTGATGTGGCCGACCGGCATCGCGAACCACACCGCCGGCGGCAGCAGCAATACGTCGAGCCCGTGCCTGACTGTCGCCTGGATGTCTTTTTCCCGCGGGATGTCTTCCGTCAGCCGCCAGGCGCGGCCCGTGGTGACCCGCACCTCGGCCGTCTGGACGCCGCCACCGACGCGCATGGGACGGGGGTCGTCGCCGGGGGCGGTCATTCCGCCGCTATCCGCGGGCGCGGCGCTGGATACAGGTCCGGTCGCAGCACCCGGCGTGAAATGCCCGTCATACGGGCCACGGTGGCAACGTGCTTCTGAGGCACCCGGCGCCACTGGCTGACCGCTGCCCTGGACACGCCAAGGGCCTCGGCAATCTCAGTGACTGCCATCCGCGTCCGCAGCGCTAGTTCCAGGCCAGGGTCCCGCCTTCGCACCATGCGGTTACCCTACTTAATCATATCCCACCCTGCAATACCTGCGATACGTTGCAAATCATGCCTTACCTACGTTAAGCTCTGACGCTGCCCAAGGCGACTCTGAGGTGCTCGGTGGAAAAGAAGGATGTTGGCGACCGGCTGCGCGAGTTCCGCGAACGGCTCGGCATGACGCAAGGCGCTCTGGCGGCTCAGGTCGGCGTCAACGTCATGACGGTGACGCTATGGGAGAACAAAAAGAACCGCCGGAAGATGAGTAACAAGTACGTCTACAAAGCCGCCGAAGCGCTTAAGATACGAGTGTCTGACCTACTCGGCGCGGATGACGAGCCACAGCAGACACGCATCGGTGAAATGCCCATGACGATGACGCATACCGTGGACGAGGTTCAATGGCTGCGGATGTATCGGCTACTTCCGGAAAGGCTCAGATTGGTTCAGTTCGCGCAGCTCGCGGAGTGTGTGGCTCGCAGCAATGCTAATCAGACGGGCAGCCATGATACGAGCATCGATAGCGCGACCAGACAGAGCACTATCGTGAGCATGATAGGCTAGCCTGCGAATATTTTCGCGCAGTCTGCTATCTGAACCTTGCGTTAACGCATTACTCGATGTAAGGTTGCTTCCAGTTTGTGGAAGCGCGAAATGCTTATTGTTACCGTACGGCAAAACGACGGCCTCCTTTCCCCAAATCGTCGGTGTCCCGTGCAAGGGGGCCGAGCCGATAGTGCTTCTGGATCGTCGCGGCTAGGCAATTCTGGCGGGATAGGCGCGCCCATAGAGAGTGTAGCCCCGTCATGGGCATGTCATGCAAGTGGCACAGACGCATCATCGTTACACGCCATACGGGATACCAAATCACACGCCGTTAACGCTTTGTTCCTGAGGGAATTGCCGCATGGCGAGCGCTCTGTAACAGAGAGTTACCGCGCCCAGGCCCTCGATGAGCTGCTGGCCTCGATCCGTGAATACCGCGCCGCCAGCCCAGCCTTCCGCCCCTACTGGCGCAAGCTGGCCAGGCACGACATCGCCCGGTTCAGGCGCGACTACCTGATCCCCGAGCGGGCCGCGTTCGAGGCGGCCGTGCGCCGCAGCCAGCAGCGGAGGGCCGCGGCGTGAAATGGCGTGAATGCTCCCACGAGGAGAAAATCAACGTCCTGCACCAACTGGTGCATCAAACCAGAATTGCCGATGCGGATCTGTCGCTGATCATGGCGGTCCTTGGGTACGATATAAGTGAATTGGAAATCTTCAATGCCAACGGTCGACCTGGCGCGGTCGTAATTTACGGCAGCAAAACCGACGCTGACTTATTTGCGCGACTGGAGAAGGCACAGGATGTCGCGACGATAGAGGTGCTGCGGCATCTCGCGCCGCAGGATCTACTTTTCGAATTACTCAGGCGTATCAACGCAAAGCTGCTTGCTGAATGCCACCCTCTCCGCCGTTGCGATTATCCTGATGAGTTCTTCGCTGATCTGGAGATGATCCACCAATGGTGCCGTGAGAATTGTCCGCCCGAGTTGCAGGATAAGTTTCCGCATCGCCCGTGGCCAGAGTGGCTCCCAAGCCATCTGCAACAAGCGCCCAATGCTGGCATGGTCGGCTTAGCAGAACCGGTGGTGCGTGTAGCTACGACACTGTTCTCACAACCGGAGCGCAAGCCATGAACGCCTGCCCCGATCTGCTCGCGGCGCTGAAGCTGCGCCAGCGCGCCGCGTTCGAGGCCGTAGTCGCGCGGCAGCAGAGGAGAGCGGCAGCATGACCAACCTCGAGGTCTGTGACCGTTGCTGCGGCACGGGGTGGAGCGGTCATCCGGACGACCCGGCTGGCCGCTGCAGTCAGTGCGACGGACGCGGCGGCATGACAGCCGATCCGGTGGCCCACCTCGAAGCGGCCATGGCCATGATGCGCAAGATCAACCGCAAGGTCGACGAGCTCCTGGCGCCCCTCGAACGCGAGATGACGATCATGCAG